GAGATATGGTGGTGGAACTCGACCACGAACGAGACCGCCTTTTTCGGCGCTGCGCTGTTTCGCCCGTCGTCGCTCTCGTACTGGCCCCGGATCTGGTAGTGCGTCTGACCCGCAGGGATGCTGTCCAGGTCGTCGCGGTATTGCGACGTCACGAGCCGCTTGGGCAGCACCGCCAGGGCGTCAATTTTCGTCTCGAGCGCCCCGGTGACCGTGGCCAGGGTCGCCACTAGTCCGAACCGACCTGGGTGGTGACGATCGCAATTCCAGCCCGTTCGGGTTGCCCTGCGAATTGCTGATCTATCACGCCCCGGGTACTCAGAAACGCGGTATCTACGATCCCGTCCAGGGTCGGGTCGGCCTCAACGGCATCGCGGAACGCATCGAGCACCAGGGAGACCGCCTCTTGCGTCTCGTCCCGAGTCCAATAGTCGAACTGGATCGACACCGTGCGCGTAGTCTGCCGGTGCGGTAGGGCGCTCGAGGCCTCGCTGGGATCATGTGCGAACACGTGCGGCAGCTCGCCGGCGGTCAGGTCGGCCGATAGGCGCACATCGCGCTCGAATCCGACGGCCCCGGTCGGGATCGTGGGGTCTGCCGTGCGCCAGTGCACCTCCAGCCGGTCGATGATTGCGCCGAATTCACTCACCGGGCACGATCCCGGGCCCGTTCCATCTCATCGACGAAAATCTCAGGCATCCGGTCGGCCACCACCGCCAGCGCGGGCTCGACGAACGGGCGAGCGCGGAGGGTGCCGCCGGACCGGCCCCGCCTTCCAGGGGAGCGGCGGCGAGCACTGATCCCGCGGGCGCCCAGCTCGTGAAATACCGCCCAGAAGAGCGGCGTTCCGACTCGAATAGAATTGGGCAGGTCCCCGGCGTCCGTTTCGAAGCTAGCCCGCAGCTCGCCCGTGATTGCGTCCAGCCGCCGTGGCCTGGGCCCGGATACGTTGAGGCGCATCTCGGCCTCTAGTTCGCGGCCCCCGCGGATTAGCGCCCGTGCGATCAGCCTGGGATCGGCGACTGCCTCCACCGCGGAGGTCAATTGTTTCGCTTGAGCCCGGAACGTCACGGGTAGCGTGAACTCGACCGGCATTAGATCAGCCGGCGGCGGTAGGGCTCGAGCGCGTCCGTCACCTCCGGAGCCCACGGATCGACCATATAGGTCGCGGTAGCGCCCTCGCCGCTCTCTGTGGAGCGCGATCCCAGGCGGCTGCCGCGGTGTCCCGTCCGGTTGAACTGCCACACGACCTGGGTCGTCGCCGCCTCTCGGATGTCTTCGGGGATGTCCGCATATCCGAACGTGTAATCGACCGCGATGTGTTGCCGGCCCCGGGGCCAGTCCTGGGGATGGACACCGCCGGGCTGATACATCAGAAACGCCGCTGCCGGGTCCTCGAGTGTGAAATCGGCGCGGGCCAGGGCGACGCCATCAATCCGGACGTCGATCGGCGCGGTGGTCGCCACCGGGTACTCCCGCAGCTGTAGCCGATCGGTGACGCCGCCGTGATCGTGCGTTTCCGCCTTGACGGCCGTGAGCCCGAGAGCTGGGCGGCGGAGCCGGGTCAGGATGCGCGCACTCACCGCCGCGATGAGGGTGGTCAAGATCACGTCGCTGCGATCGTCTGTCACCGCCGCGTATGACTTGACGCGCGGGAGGGACGTCAGCATGAGCCGGCCCCCTTGCTAGACCCCGGTCGGGCCCCGGGTGGCGCCTTTCTTCTTGGCCCCGGGCCCGCGCGTGTCCTCGTCTTCCGCCGTCGCGGTCTCGATTCGATTGTCACGGTCCGGCGGACCCTTCAACCAGTAGCCGCGTCCGCCCTGGTCGAGCGTGTTCCCCAGCTTACGGGTCACCGAAACCTTGACCGGGTCGGCGCCTCGCTCGATGTGAATCGGCTCCAGTCCGCCGTCGGGCGCGTCGATCATTGCGCCGCTGGTCAGCATGAACTCGTACATTTTTTCTTTCTTCGTGGCAGCCATTCGCCCCCCCGGTTAGATCACGTCCACCGCAATCGCGAAGGATGCAGCGTGCCTGACGGCCACGTCCACGTCCTGAAAGCCGTGAATCCGCAGCCCGCCCGTCGTGCCGATCGAATAGGGGTCCGCGAGCATGTCCAGGCCACCCCACTCCCCGATCAGCAGATCATTGAAATTCCCGAAAATCATGTCTCCCGTGGGCAGCTGATTCGTCACCAACGCGCGGTACGAATTGAGCGTCTGACGCGGTTCCGCTTCGGACGGCCCGCGATCGGACTCCCACAGGAAAACGGCCGTGTTGGTTGCCTTTTCGATCGTCTTCAAAAGACCTCGAATTGCCGACGTCACCAGGAACCCGAGCGCGCCCCGGTCGGCATTGGCCGCAGAGACGAGCGTTTCGAATTCGACGATGTCCGCCCATTCCTCGGTGCCTGCTGCGCCGATGGTCACCAGGCCGACGCCGGACGTCTGGAGGATTCCGGTCGGCTGACCAGACGCCCCGCTGCCATTGATTGCGCCCAGGTCGATCGCGACCGCAATCGACTGCTGAATGTCGCGACGCACCAGCGCCTCGATCCCGAGCGAACTTTGCTTGAGCATCCGGCGCGTAATGTCGGTGAAGATGCCCACCGTCCGCGGCGTCAACGCAACCGTGTCGGTTTCGACGTCATCAGTGCCGACGGCGCCGCCTTCGGTTGCGACCCAGCCCGATACCGCCCCGGCAGACTGACGCGGTATGTCCACGTCCCCGACCAGGTTCGGCAGGATCGTGGCGCCCATCTGGGCGACCAGCGTGCGGTTGCGCAGCAGCTCGATGAACGAGCCCGTCAGGAGATCGGTGGCGACCAGTGCCGCGCCGAACGTGGTCGGCGCCACTTTGCCGATGATTCGCTGCTCGCCGCCAGCCCCCATCGCGGACATTGTGGCATCGAGAAAACGCCTCACCTCGGTGTCACTCATTCCGTAGTGGTGCTGCTCGACCAGCAACGCCTCGGAAGGCACGAAAAATCCCATTGCTTGCCGCTTGTGGTGGTTCTCGAGCGCCTCGTGACACTCGAGTTCAAACGGGGCGTCATCCCAGCGGCCTCGCCCGTAGGCCCGAAACGCGCGAATCAGCGAATACTGCTGACGCTCTTTCGGGTGGAGGTTGAGCACCGTCGCGGCGTCCAGTTTTTCGCCGCCGGCGCCCGCGCCCGCGCCCGATCGGACGTCGGCCAGAGGCGCCTTACGGCGCGGTGCGGCCAGGTCGGTCTCGAGGTCGAGCTGCGTGGCCGCCCGGCTGATGGTCGTTTTCAGCTCGTTCGCGGTGGTCACTAGCGCCTGGTAGGCGGTGTCTTCGTCGGCGGTCAGGGTTCGCTTTTCCGTTCGCGCCTTGTCGAGCATCTCCCGACACTCGCCGATCACTTTCGACTGCTCGCCGCGCAGCTCGTCCACGTGCTTGCGCATCTCTTCGGGTGTCATGGTCCAGACCGTCCCTTTCCCCGGGGGTTTACGCGCGAGGCGCACCCTTCCCAGGCTCGGAAGTGTGTCAATCGCGCTCGGTCTGGAGTGCCTGAGAGGGTCAGGCGGCTCTTACGAGCTTCTAGGACGCCATCTCACAAAAGTCTAGCGCCCTACTCATCAGGTCGATTTGGTGCGCGGAGTGCCCAACCTCGGGCGGCTCAGGCGCATTTACCCGCTCGACCGCAGCCAGGAGCGTCGCGCGCAGCTCGAGGTCTGTCAATCCTTCGCCCCGCAGGATCTCAACGAGCACCTCCGGGTGCTCTGATCGCTCGCTGTCCTGCCAGCTCCGAATCTGGGCGCTCGTGTCCGCATACGCCGCGAACGTCACCGGCCCGACGTCGATCAACTTGACCTCGAGCAGGTCCCGCGACATTTGCCCGTCGGCGGACCTGACCGCGGGCGCCTTGACGGGCTGGAATTGGAAACTCGAGCCGATCACCGTTTTCGTCTCGATTTTCCGGATCACCCGGAGCGCGTCCGGGTCCTGGCGGTCCAGGTCGGCCTCATAGAGTAGGCCGTGGTTGTCTTCCTGTAGCCGCAGACTGCCCGCGCTGCGTCGCGCCAGCGGGATGCTCGGGTCATGGTTGAAGAGTGCGACCACGTCCGCCTCTCGAATCGTTTTCGAAAAGGCACCGCGCCGCACCGTTTCCTTGAAGCCAGGGAAAATCTCCGTCTCAGAGTCGAAAACCGCCGCATAACCCACGATTTTCGACGGCTCACCCTCGCCGCCCTGAACTCGCACCTCCCCAGGAGTGAGCGCGGAATAGCGGCGCCCGGGTGTCTCTCGACTGTGTTGTGCTCTCACGTTGACACCTCCCTATCGCTGGGGCCCGGGTGGGGCGCCAGGTATCGCACCTGATTCCGGCTGCACGATTTCGCCGTCTTGAATCGTGGTGACATTGAGCGGCACAATCGGGTCGTCGAGGCCCGGTAGCGGGTTCAGCTCCTCTTGTGCGCGAACCTCGTTCCGGGTCAGCCAGCCGCCAATCACACCCGTGCGTTGCGCGTTGGAACGCGCGGCAGAGTCGCCACGCAGCAGCCCGGCAATGTTGAACTTGGCGAATAGGCTGCCCCGCTCGTCGGCGCTCAGCAGGTCGCGCGTAATCGTCTGCTCGATGTTGACCAGCCAGGGCATCAGGAAATAGATCACGAACTCGAGCGACTGCTGCTCGATGTTCGAAAACGTCGCTTTCTCGAGGTCTCCGATTAGGTGCGGAGGGATTCCGTACCAGCCCGCAATCTCGGCCCGGTTGAATTTTCGGCTCTCGAGAAACTGCGCGTCTTCGGGTGAGATGCCGATTTGCTGCCACTTGGCGCCCTCTTCGAGCAGCAGCACCTTGTGGGCGTTGTCGAGCCCGGCCCGATTCTGCTCCATGCCCTCTTTAAGACGCTTGTAGGCGCCATCTGACAGCTCGCCCGGCATCTCGAGTGCACCGCTCGGGGTGGCGCTATTCGAGAAAAACCGCGATCCGAACTCTTGCAGCGCCAGGCCGTGCCCGACGGATTCCCTCATGAGCGCAATCGGCGATAGGCCCTGGACGCCGTCCACCCCGAGGCCCTGGATGTGCCACACCTCGCTTGACCGGAACGTCTGCGGCGGCTGCTCCTGGGGCTTCCACTCATAGACCAGCTCGCCGGTGTTTCGGTCGCGCATGATTTCAATCTGATCCCACCGCAGCGGAAAGAGCCCCATAACCGCGCCGCCTTTGTCGCGCAGCACAAACGCCAGGCCGTTGCCGCGGAGCATCAGCGACCCGATCAGCAGCGCCATCGAATTGAACGCCGTGACGTGATCGTTCGCGAGTGTGTGCAGCCGTTCGAAGAGAGGGTGATCGGTCGCGCGCTCACGGGCCGGCTCTTTCGGGTCGTTCGACTTGCGCCGATACAGGATCAGCGGCAGCTGGGCGACATTGAACGCCAGAAACCGCACGCACGTGTAGACCGTGGCGTGCATCATGGCCGTATCGGCAGAGACGCGGCGCCCCGTGATCGTCTTCGGGCCGTCAAAGAGCAGCTGACGCCAGCCGCCCACCGTGGTCGGGAGAGATCGTTTCTCAGTCCGAAGCGCGCGAATTAGCATCGGCTACCCCCAATTTCCATCCGTAACCCATCGCGACCAGGCCGGCCCACACCCAAACGCCGGGCGGCCAGGTCAGCCAGCAGAACCATCCCAGCGAGCCCGCCCCCGCCAGTATCAACACATCCGAAACGGCCCCTCTCATACCGAGCGAATCCCGCGGCGCTCATACACGGATTCAGGTTCGGGCTCGAAGCCGGCGCTGGCACGGTTCAGCGCGATAATCAGCGCCACCATCCCGTCCACTTTCTTGTGTGCCATTTTTGACCCGGGCTTGATCGGCCTGAGCGCGCCCTCGTACTCGCGCACCTCCAGGTTGTCGGCCATCCAGCGCAGCATCGGGTTACCGCCGTGGCGGAGCTTGCCCGATAGGACGAGCTTCTCGAGTAGCTTCGTGGGCGCCGAGAGGTGCGCAAACGTCTGCGGAACTTTCACCACGTCCAGGCCCGACTCGGCCAGCTCCCGTGAGGTCTCCGTTGCGTTCCACGGGTCAAAACCGACCTCTGCGGGCGAGTAGGGCTCGAGCAGGCGGCCAATGTCTTCGCGCACCTGGCGATAGTCCACCGTCGGCCCCTCGGTCAGCGTCAGCCAGCCATCGGCGGCCCACTGATCCCAGGGCACCCGGGTGCGCCGAACCCGGTCCTCGAGATCCTCCCCTGGCAGCCAGAACCGGCACACCACATCCCAGAACCCATCAGCCTCCGCGGGAGGGAAGAGTGCGACGAAAGCGGTCACATCCTCGGTGGTTGAAAGGTCCAGGCCCCCGAAGCACAGGTCCCCGGTGTGGAGGTCCTCGAGCTGTTTCGGCATCAGCTCGCCCGCACAGGCATCCCAGGCCGCGAGGTCCAGGTAGCGGGTCGTCGCCCGGGTCCATTGATTCAGGCGGCGCCGCCGGGTGGCGTTCTGCTTGCTTGGTGATTGCCGGGCCTGGGCGATTGCGTCGCCGAGCTCCTCGGGGTCGATCGTGACCCCCAGGTTCGGGTTCGACTTGCACCAGGTCGCCGCGTCTTTCCAATCGTCGGTCTCGTCCAGCGAGAACACCAGGCCGAAAAAGGCGGCATCGTCGATATGGCCGCGCACCACGGCCTCAGAATAGTCGCGCTGCGCGTAGCAGAACGAGGTCGGATCGTCGCCGGCCGTGGTGATCGCCAAAACGAGCGGCGAGCGGCGAGCGCCGGTGCCGGTGTTGAGGATGTTGTAGAGGTCGCCGGACGGGTGCGCGTGTAGCTCATCGACTAGGGCGCAATGAATGTTGAGCCCGTCCATTGTCTTCGAATCGGCGCCCAGCGGCTCGTACTTTGACTCGGTTGACGGGTCGCTGATGTTGTTCCGGAACGTCTCGAGCGCCCCGGAGAGGTCGGGCGACTTCCGCACCATCCGGATCGCCTCTTCGTGCATGATTTTCGCTTGATCTTTCTTGGTTGCAGCCGTGAAGACTTCGGCCCCGGGCTCACCGTCGCCGACCAGCATGTAGAGGCCGATCCCCGCTAGAAAGGTCGTTTTGCCATTCTTGCGGGCCACCTCGAGATACCCCTCCCGGAAGCGTCGGCGCCCCGATTCCCGATACCAGCCGAAAAGCTCCCAGATGATGAACTCTTGCCAAGGCTCCAGCTCGAACGCTTCGCCCGCCCAGCGCCCTTTCGAGTGCCGCAGATAGGTCGGGAAGAATTCGAGGACGTGATCGGCGGCGGCCCGATCAAAGTGGAACTCTCCGGGGGTCTTGTGATCGCGGAGTGACCGCTCACAGCAGAGCCGGGCCAGCTCGCCGGTGAGCACCTGGCCGCGAAGCACCGCCCAGGCCCACGGGTGCATCGTCTTCGGCCTGCGCGTTGTCACTTGTCCTTCACCACAGCCGCGGCCCGGGAACTCGGAACTTCCCCTGCGTGCTGGGCTTGTCCGTGTCGCCGGCGGCCGTTGTCGCCCAGCGCGTAATCTCGTGCCGACCCTCCACTAGCGAAACGTCTTCCTCGTGGCACGAGAGCGGCGCCGGCGTTGGTATGGTTAGCTGCGCCACGCTGCCGATTTTGATCGTCATCGAGAGCAGCTCCCCGGGGTCGGCATCGGGGGCCTGGATGCGAATGGTGTAGTCAAGCCCCGTCCGGTGCGTCACGTACACCGTCGTGTCGTCGTGCACTACGAGCGGCGCCGGACAGGGCACCTCGCCGGCCGTCGCGCTGGCCGCGATCACCATCAGGATCAGGATGCGTTTCACCGTTCGTCCTCCCTCACTCGCGGCCCTCGATCCGGCGGCGGCGGAAGTTTTCGAATCGGTCCGGGCTGTCCGTGTCCGCGATCGCGAGCCGAGACCGCGAGCTGGGCGTCAGGCCGAATTCGGCAAGCATCGAGGACACCCGGCGCCACGCATCCGACGCCACCGCCGTCGCCGGGTGCTTCCGGAGGCCCGTCGGTGTGTCCGCATAGGGCTCCTCGAGATCCAGCACCGCCCGGGCCTGGCGCCACTCCGCCCACGCCACGACCAGCGCCGTCAGCGCCGGCCCGTCCGAAACCGTCACGACGCCCATCGGCGCCAGTGCGGCCGTGATCGTCTCCCAGGATTCTCGCTCGAGCCCGTTCAGCCAGTCGGGCGCGTCGGGAATTCCGCGCGGCGGCTCGGGCTCGTCCGGATTGTGCGGGATTCCGTGGCTCGGATTTCCACGCAGCACACGCAGCCGGGTCGGGGTCCGCTTGCGGCCCGATCGGGAATGGCCGCCGCTACCCACGGGCGACGCCCTGGCCGACGGGGTTTTGAATCGGGGGCGTGTACGTCGTCG